AAGAAGATGATTATTCTGAGCCTGAAGATATAAAGGTTGATGTTGTGCTTGGTGATTTGATAGAGATAGGAGAGCATCGTTTGCTTTGTGGAGATAGTACAGATTCAGACCAAGTGGCAAAGCTAATGAATGGCCAAAAGGCAGATATGGTTTTTACAGACCCTCCCTATGGCGTAAGTTATAAATCAAACCATAGAAAAAATAATTCAAAAGTACAATTTGATGTATTAGAAAATGACGATAAATTTCTTGATTTTTTACCTAATTTAATTTTATTTTCAAAACAAATTTCAGCTTGGTTTATTTGGACTTCACATCAAGTATATCCAATATGGAGAGAAATGTATAAAGATTATTATTCAAATACAATAATTTGGAATAAGGGCAAAATGAGTATGGGTGATTTAAGTAGTTATGGCAATAATTATGAAATGGCTTTATTTTGTTCACAAGGTAAACCTAAATTAAAAGGAGAGAGAAAAAAAGCAATATGGGAAATAAATGTTGAAGCAGGTTCAGAATATAAACACCCCACACAAAAGCCTGTTACTCTTGCTGCATTTGCAATACCAGATTTTATAAATGAAAATGATTTAGTAATGGATTTATTTCTTGGCTCTGGCTCAACAATGGTAGCAGCACATCAACTTAACCGCAAATGCTATGGTATGGAATTAGACCCTAAATACTGCCAAGTTATAATTGACAGAATGTTAAAACTTGATGACACATTACAGGTTAAAATTAACGGAAAAAAATATATTAAAAACTAAAACGTTCTTTATTTTTTTATAAGTTCTAGTCAAATACTTATAATAAACCAAAACAAAGTTTGTTAGTTCTTTGTTTTAACTTTAACAAATCAAAATGGAAAAAATATATCTTACAGAAATTAATGGAAAAATGGCTTTTAAGAAAGGTTTATGCGGCTATTGCTATACTTTTAATAAAAACGAAAAAAGTAGATTAAAGGCGTACAATGATGCAAAAAAATCATATAAAAAAAATGAAAAAAAACATCCTACAAATGTCAATGACTGAAAGGTTTAAATACCTAAATGAACAAAAAAGAAAAAAGTTTAATGTACAATCAAGTAAAAACGATACAGACAAAGAAGTTTGCGAATTGTGTGGAAAATAAATTTGCACAGTTAAAAGAAAAATTATAATTTAGCAAAGAATTTAGAACGACCAAGTTTAAAATTCTTTTTCATAAAATTTGAGTTTGTACCTCCTAGAAATAGGAGGTTTTTTTATGTATTTATATTTTTTTAACTTTGCGTTATGGCAACGAAAACCAACATATTAAAAAGAAATCTTTTAGAAGCGTTAGAAAAATCATTAGGAGTAGTTACAAGTGCGTGTAAAATAGTTGATTGCAATAGATCAACCTTTTACAAGTATTACAACAATGACCAGGAGTTTAGGGCCTCAGTTGATGAATTACAAAACCTAACTTTAGATTTTGCTGAATCTCAATTACATAAGCAAATAAAAGAGGGAAACACAACGGCAACGATTTTCTATTTAAAAACTAAAGGGAAAAAACGAGGTTATGTAGAGCGTAAGGAAGTAGAAATGACTGCGCAAGTAAGTACAAGTAAAATCTCTGACGAAGCAAAAAAGAAAATAGACGACATTCTAAACGATGAATATTAACGAAATAATTAAACAAAAATGTGAAGATTCGCTTTTGTTTTTTACTCGTTATATTTTCAAAGAAAACACCGGAAATAAATTCGAGGCAGCAGAGTTTCACAGAACATTGGCTAACACCTTACATAAAGTTTATAAAGGCGAAATAAAGCGCCTTATAATAAACATACCTCCACGATACGGAAAAACTGAATTAGCCGTTAAAATGTACATTGCCTGGACACTAGCAAAAAACCCAAAAGCAAAATTTATTCATTTATCTTATTCCGATTCTTTGGCGCTTGATAATAGTTCAATGACAAAAGAATATATTAATTCAGATGCTTTTCAAAACATTTGGGATTTACAACTTAAAAAAGATTCACAATCACAAAAGAAATGGTACACAACCGAGGGCGGTGGTGTTTATGCAACATCTTCAGGAGGTGCAATTACCGGATTTGGTGCCGGTACCGGTGGAGCAATTATAATAGATGATCCTTTAAAGCCTGATGACGCCTTATCTGATGTTAGGCGGTCGTTTATAAATAATCGATACAATACAACCATTCGGTCAAGGGTTAATGATAGAGATGTTCCAATTATTGTTATTATGCAAAGGCTACACGAAGATGATTTAAGCGGGTATTTATTAGATGGCGGAAGTGGTGAGCAATGGCATCATTTAAAGTTAGCGGCATTGGATGACGATAACAATGCGCTATGGCCCGAGAAACATTCTTTTGAAGAACTCGAAGCAATACGCCAAGCGGATAGATATACATTTAGCGGACAATATTTACAAATCCCATCACCTCCAGAGGGTGGGGAATGGCGCAAAGATTGGTTTAATATTATAAATAAAGCCGAACTTCCGAGCGATATATCTTTTGAAATGTACATTGATGGCGCTTATACCAAAGACACAAGAAACGATCCAACCGGAATACAAATCAGTGGTAAAAGTGGCGACAATCTTTACATATTTAAAAGCATCGACAAGTATTTGGAAATGCCTGAACTAAAAAACTTTGTCACTTCTTTTGTACAATCTTGTGGCGTTCCAATATCTCAAATATTAGTCGAGCCTAAAGCATCCGGAAAATCGCTTGTGCAGCTGCTAAGGCGTGAAACTAGATACAACGTATCAGAAATAAAAACAAACTTTGTTAGGTACTCTAAAATCGAACGTGCGAGAGCATCGTCTCCATTTATTGAGGGCGGTAGAGTTTTTCTTGTTAAAGACACTTGGAATGAAGCCTTTCTGCAACAAGTTAGCACATTTCCAAACGCTAAACACGATGAACACATTGACGTAACTTCCTACGCTATTGAAAGGAATTTAATTAACAACTTTTTTGTAGTTTAAAAACAATTTTAAATTTTGTATTTTTACGAAAATTTTATATTACTTTAAAATATGGCATCATTCTTTGACCGTTTCAATTTTTCAAAAAAAAATCAAAATACAAATAAGGAATATAATAACGCAATTTACAATTGGTTAGGTAATTCTGTTTTATGGAATAGGGAAAACGATGATTCTTATATTACGCAAGGTTATCAAAAAAACGCAACAATATATTCTTTAATAAATTTGATCACAAAGGCGGCAACAACAATTCCTTTCCAGGTTTATGAAAAGACAAGCGAAAACGATTATAAAAGATATAAGGCTTTAACTTCCGGAATAATGGATGCAGCATCTATTCAAAAGGCGTCATTATTGCAAAAAAACGCATTGGTTGAGTTACAAGATACGGAGTTACATAAAATATTAGAGCGACCAAATCCGGCACAGTCTTACAATGCTTGGCTGACTGAATTGATTGCTTTCGGTAAATTAACCGGTAATAGATACATTTACGGAATTGGCCCTGATACTGGAGCAAATGTTGGTAAATTTACTGAGTTGTATGTTATGCCGTCGCAAGTGATGGAGATTATATCAAATGGTATAATGGAGCCGGTGTCAAAATATAAACTAGAATACAACGGAACAAAATACATTGATGCGTCTGAAATATGCCACATTAAAGACTTCAATCCTTACTATGACGGTACTGGATCACATTTGTACGGACAATCGCCGTTGAGAGCGGGTTTACGTTCACTAACAACAAACAATGAAGCGGTGCAAACCGGGGTAAAATATTTACAAAACCAAACTGCAAGGGGTTTATTAACCTCTGAAATGGGCGATATTAACGAGGTACAAGCGCAACAATTAAAAGATAAATTTAAACGTCAGCATCAAGGCTCGGACAATGCCGGAGATATTATTATAACTCCAAATAAAATGTCTTGGATTAATTTTGGTTTAAATGCGTCTGATATTTCTTTAATAGCGCAATACAACGCCTCAATTAAAGATTTATGTAATATTTACAATGTACCGGTACAATTGCTTAACAATACAGATTCTTCCTCTTACAACAATATGAAAGAGGCTAAAAAAGCATTATATCAAAACGCAGTTATTCCGGAACTAATAAAAATTAAAGACGAATTAAATAGATGGTTGGCTCCTAAATATGGAGACAAACTTTGTATTGAATTTGATTTTTCTGTAATTCCTGAGATGCAAGAGGAAACTGACAAGGTGGTTGATCAATTATCTAAAGCCTGGTGGATTACGCCAAACGAAAAGCGTTCTGCAATGAATTACGGAAAAGATGAAGAAAACACAACGTTAGATGATTATTTTATTCCGGCTAATTTAATTCCAACAAATCCAGGTGAAATTGATTTGCCTATTGACCCAATAGATTTAGACGTAAACAAGTTTTTAGGTCAAAAAAAAAACGAAATAATTAAGGCCGAAACCTATAATAATTATCCTCAATCTGCAACCAACAACGCTAAAAGGATGATTGAATGGCGTGAAAAATATGGTCGTGATGTTGTTACTGCGGGAACTGAGGTCGGATGGCGTAGAGCATCACAACTCGCAAACAGAGAAAACATTTCTTTAGATGTTGTGAAAAGAATGGCACAATTTAATCGCCATAGGGAAAACGCAAAAATAGATCCTAAATATAAGGGTGAGCCTTGGAAGGATAACGGTTACGTTGCCTGGAACTTATGGGGAGGAACTGCCGGGGTTGATTGGGCCATTAAAGAAGTAAACAAATTAAAAGACGACTAATTGAGGTTAGACAAAGACAAATGGCAAAAGGCTTTTGAAAAGGAATTGTACAAGGCCGAAAAAAGGCAATCTTCTAAAGTAAGGCGATATTATAAAAACCAATATTTTAGAGGCGTAAATTCTTTTTTATCTGCAAACCAAACAGATTTCCAACTTTTATTTAATACAAGCGAATTACTTAAAATTTATCGTGATTTATACGAGGATATCGGTTTACAATTTGCCAAATGGTACGCAAGAAATTTTGACAAGTATATTAAAAAAGGCGTAAATCCAAACCAATTTATTGATCAATGGTCAAATACATTTGCAGCTTTAGGGTCTGCCGTAGGTGCTGAAAGGGTTACTTTAGTAAGTG